GGCAATGAAGCTGTATGAGATCCATGCGGCGATCCTGTCCCTGCTGGATCAGCTGGAGCCCGATCCGGAGACCGGCGAGCTGCCGGACAGCACGGATGCGGTGCTGGAGCGGATCGACGCCCTTCAGATGGAGAAGCATTCCATCCTGGAGTATCTGGCGAAGCTGGTGCTGAACCTCCGGGCGGAGATCTCCGCGGTAAAAGCCGAGGAGAACAGGCTCAAGGAGCGCCGGACGCGTCTGGAGAAGACCTCGGACCGCCTGATGAAGATTCTGGACCGGGAGTGCGCCGGTCAGAAAACAGATCTTGGCGTTGCCACCTTCAGCTACAGAAAAACCTCCCGTGTGGAAGTTGAAGACGCCGAAAAAGCCGTCCGCTGGCTCAAGCGGAACAAATTTACAGAGTGCTTCCGTATCCCGGCCCCCGAGGTGGCGAAGGCGGAAGTCAAGAAGCTAATCAGCGCCGGTACGAAGGTTCCGGGCTGCACCGTCGTGCAGGACTATTCCTGCTCCCTGAAATAAGGAGAAAACGCCATGCTGAACATCACCAAAGGAAAAATCAATCGCGCCCAGAAGGTCGTCATCTACGGTCCGGAGGGCATCGGCAAGTCCAGCCTTGCCGCCAGATTCCCCGACCCCGTCATCATCGACACCGAGGGAGGCACGGCGCACATGGACGTCCGCCGCATCGACAAGCCCCAATCCTGGGAGGAACTGCTTTCCATCGTGAAGGAAGTCGCCGCCACTCCCGGCATCTGCAAGACCCTCGTGATCGATACCGCCGACTGGGCGGAGCAGCTGATCACGGCCTATCTCTGCGCCAAGTACAAGCAGAACTCCATCGAAAGCTTCGGCTACGGCAAGGGCTACACCTATATGGGCGAGGAGTTCTCCCGGCTCCTGTCGGCCTGCGATCTCGTCATTGCCGCCGGGATCCACGTCGTCATTACCGCTCATGCCAAGATGCGGAAGTTTGAGCAGCCCGATGAGATGGGTGCCTATGACCGCTGGGAAATGAAGCTGAGCAAGCAGACGGCACCGCTGCTCAAGGAATGGTGCGACATGCTGCTCTTCTGCAACTACCAGACTTTCGTAGTCACCGCGGATAACGACACGAAAAAGGCTCAGGGCGGAAAGCGCGTCATCTACACGGCGCATCATCCGGCGTGGGACGCCAAGACCCGCATCGCGCTGCCGGAGGTCATCGACCTGGACTACGGCAACATTGCCTTCGCCTTTGAGCCGGCCAGGAAGCCCGCTCCTCCCTCCGCCACGGAGGACACGCCCTATGAGCAGTTCCGCCAGGTCATGGCGGAGAGCGGGGTGACCGAGGCCGAAGTGCGGAAGGTCGTGTCGGACAAGGGCCACTATCCGGAGACGGTTCCGGTCAGCGAATACCCTGCGAAGTTCATCTCTGGCTGGCTTATCAAGTACTGGCCGCAGATCGTTGAGTTCATCGATAACGGGCGCAGCGCCCGCAACTGATTAAGGAGGATAAAAACAATGGCAGACTTCGTTAACAACAACACCGGCTTTGACTGGGACGACGCTATTGAGAACGACGGTCAGGAGTTCATCATCCTGCCCGAGGGCGACTACAACTTCACCGTGACCGGCTTCGAGCGCGGCCGTTTCCCGGGCAGCGCCAAGATGGCTCCGTGCAACAAGGCGGAGCTGACCCTGCAGGTGCAGACCGACGACGGCATCGCCAGCATCCGTACGGATCTTATCCTGAACCGCCTGCTGGAGTGGCGCATCTCCGCTTTCTTCCGCTGCATCGGCCAGAAGAAGCACGGTGAACGCCTCGTGATGGACTGGTCCCGTGTTCCGGGCAGTCGCGGCCGCGCCCACTTCAAGCCCCGCACCTACACGGACCGGGACGGCAATGAGCGTCAGGCCAATGACGTCGAACGCTTCATCGACTGGGACGATAGTTTTTTCCCTCCGGAGCGTGTGCGTATGGCGGAGCTCTCCGGGGAGGATGACGAGCTCCCTTTTGAGTTCAAGCAGTAAAGGAGCCGCGCCATGTATCAGCTTCGCCCTTATCAGGTCGAGGCTAAGGACGCGATCCTGCAGGCGTGGGACGAGGGGCAGCGCAAAACGCTCCTCGTCCTGCCGACCGGCTGCGGAAAGACGATCGTTTTTTCCGCAGTCGCTCAGTCGCAGATCGACAAGGGTCACAGAATTCTCATCCTGGCTCACCGCGGAGAGCTTCTCTCTCAGGCCGCAGACAAGCTGAAGGACGCCTTCGGCATAGATTCCGCTCTCGAAAAAGCGGAAAGCAGCAGCTTGGGCAGTATGTTTCCCGTCACCGTCGGATCTGTGCAAACGCTCTGCCAGGACCGCAGACTTGCCCGGTTCCCCTCAGACTATTTTTCGGACGTTATCGTCGATGAAGCGCACCACTGCCTTTCGGACAGCTATCAGAAGGTGCTCAATCATTTCGACGGCGCCAATGTCCTCGGCGTTACCGCCACCCCCGATCGCGGAGATCAGAAGAACCTCGGCGAGTACTTCGACAGCAAGGCTTACGAATACAGCATGGCTTCCGCAATCCGGGACGGTTATCTCTGCCCGATCAAGGCGCAGATGATCCCGCTGAAACTGGACCTTGGCAGCGTCGGCATCAGCAACGGCGATTTTGCCGTAAACGACATCGGCAGCGCTCTTGATCCGTATCTCCGCCAGATCGCAGACGCAATGGTTTCTTACTGCAAGGGCCGGAAGACCGTGGTCTTTCTCCCCCTGATCGCAACCTCTCAGAAGTTTTGCGCCATGCTCAATGAAGCGGGGCTCTCCGCCGTGGAGATTAACGGCAACAGCCCGGACCGGGAACAGATCCTTCAGGATTTCGATAACGGTCATTACGACGTGCTCTGCAACAGCATGCTTCTGACCGAGGGCTGGGACTGCCCGTGTGTGGACTGCATCGTGGTGCTCCGGCCGACAAAGATCCGTTCCCTTTATCAGCAGATGGTCGGGCGAGGCATGCGTCTCTTCCCCGGCAAGGACCATCTTCTTCTCCTGGATTTTCTCTGGCTGACAGAGCGGCACGACCTCTGCAGACCGTCCGCGCTGATCAGCAGGGACGAGACGATCGCTCAGAAGATAGACCGCCAGATCATGCGCGACGGTGACAGCGTTGACCTGATCGAAGCCGAAGAGAAAGCGGAGCGCGATGTCCTGGCAGAGCGTGAAGCGGCGCTTGCGGAGCAGCTGGCTCTGATGCGCAAGAAGAAGGAAAAGCTGGTCGATCCCATACAGTATGCGCTCTCTATCGCGGCTGAAGACCTGGCCAATTACGTGCCGTCCTTCGCCTGGGAGATGGGGCCTCCTTCGGAAAACCAGATCGCGTTTCTGGAGCGCAGGGGCATTTACGCCGGTTCAATCGAAAACATGGGCATGGCATCCATGATCATAGACAAGCTCAAGCGCCGTCAGGACGAGGGCCTTTCGACGCCGAAGCAGATCCGCTGCCTCGAACGCTACGGCTTCCGCCAGGTCGGGACATGGCAGTTTGAGGAGGCTAGCAGGATGATCTCCCGGCTGGCAAATAACAAATGGCGTCTGCCATATGGGTACAACGCCGCGGCTTATGTGCCCGGAAGGAGTTAATACATGGACAACAGCATTCTCTCGGCACTGAAGGTGCTGAACGTGGCGGAGATGACCCGGGCGGAGTGGGTCTCGGTCGGCATGGCGCTGAAAGAGGAAGGCTACCCCTGCTCTGTCTGGGATGATTGGAGCCGCAACGACGCCCGGTATCACGCCGGCGAGTGTGAAAAGGTCTGGGCGAGCTTTCGCGGCAGCAAGTCTCCGGTAAAGGGCGGGACCATCATTCAGATGGCAAGAGAGCGCGGCTGGACGCCGTTCTCCGGCGAGGACGCCTGTATGGACTGGGATGCGCCGATCGAATACGACGGCGACGGCGGCGGTTCCTTCACCGGCTTCACGGTTCCCGAAAAGACTCCGACCGAAGAGCTCATCGCTTATCTGGAGGCACTGTTCGACAGCGACGACCGGGTCGGGTACGTCAGCAATGACGCCTGGCAGAATCAGGACGGGAAATGGGTGCCCAGCAAGGGTGTATACGACCGAACGGCCGGTGAGCTTATCCGCAGCCTACAGAAGCATCCGAAGGATATCGGCTACACGATCGGAGACTGGAAGCCTGAGGCAGGCGCCTGGATACGCTTTAATCCCCTCGACGGTGAGGGCGTCCGAAATGAGAACGTCACAAAGTTCCGCTTTGCCCTCGTTGAGTCGGATACGCTGCCGATCTCAGAGCAGAACGCTTTGCTCCGTAAGCTGGAACTGCCGATCGCCGCTCTGGTGCACAGCGGAGGCAAGAGCCTACACGCCATCGTGCACATCGACGCTGAAGACTACGACGAGTACCGGAAGCGCGTGGAGTTTCTGTACGACTTCATGGAGAAGAACGGCGTCAGCATCGACAAGCAGAACCGGAACCCCTCACGCCTCTCGCGCATGCCCGGGGTCACACGGAACGGAAACCGTCAGGCGCTGGTCGCCACCAATATCGGACGCAGATCCTGGACCGACTGGATGGATTTCGTCGAAGGCGTCTCCGACGAGCTGCCGGAGATGGTATCGCTTTCCGACTATAAGGGCGCTCCGCCCAAGCTGCCGGAAGAACTGATCTCGGGGATCCTGCGGCAGGGCCATAAGATGCTGATCTCCGGTTCGTCCAAGGCGGGAAAGTCCTTCCTGCTCATGGAGCTCTGTATCTCTATCGCGGAAGGCACCACCTGGCTCGGATTCCCCTGTAAGCGTGGCCGCGTTCTGTATGTCAACCTGGAGATCGACCCGGCGAGCTGCATCAACCGCTTCCTCAAGATCTATGAGGGGCTCGGGCTCCCGATGAAGCACTCCGACAACATCGTGATATGGAACCTGCGCGGGCACGCCGTGCCGCTGGATCAGCTGGTGCCGAAGCTCATCCGCCGTGTGCGTGATCAGCACCTTGACGCGATCGTGATCGATCCCATTTACAAGGTCATCACCGGGGACGAAAACAACGCTTCGGAAATGGGCGCCTTCTGTAATCAGTTCGATAAGATCTGCACCGAGACCGGCTGCGCGACAATCTACTGTCATCATCACTCGAAGGGGATGCAGGGGCAGAAGAAAGCGATGGACCGCGCTTCCGGCAGCGGCGTGTTTGCCCGCGACCCGGACGCTCAGCTGGACATGATCGAGCTTGAGATGCCGGAAGACATTCAGAACTATGTCCGTGACGGAAACGCGACCGCCTGGAGGCTTGAATCTTCTCTCCGCGAGTTCCCCAACATCAGGCCGGTCAATTTCTGGTTTGAGT